GCGGCGCGGTCCTCGGCCACCGCCTCGGACGTGCGGCCCCGCTCGGCGAGGAACTCATCCTTCGTCAGCAGGTTGTTTTGGATGCCCACCACCGCAGCCGCGAGGTCTTTCTGCGGGTCGAGCATGTGGAGCGGCGGGGTTGACCAGTCAATCGCAAGTGCTTTGTCCACCGCGACTTCCAGCGTTCCGGCCGCCGCCTCACCGGCCACCCACCACCGCCAGACCGGGTTCAGCCACTGATCGACGAACCGGCGACGGAGCGGCGCCGCCGCCTCCTCGACCTGCAGCCGCATCGCACGCGACACGCTGTAGTTCGCCTTGATGTTGTCGCGCAGGACGTACTCGACCGGGAACCCGACCGACGCCGCCGCCGTCTGCAACAGGAACCGGACGAACCCGTCGAGTTGGGATTGCGGCTGCGAGCCCTGAAACGACTTGATCTCCGTCCCGGTCGGTGCGAACAGCAGGGTGCCGGGGTCGAAGTCGGTCCACCGCTTCGTGGTCCCGCCCCCGGTGTCGGTCGTCGATTGCGACCCGCTCAGCGCGTTGGCGAACTGGCCGGGCGATGATGTCTCGGCCACCAGCGCCAGGCACGCGGCGAGTTTCGCGGCCTGGATCACCGCCTCCAGCAGTTCGTCGATGTCCGCCAACCGGTCCAGCGCCGACGACAGCATGGGGAGCCCGCGCGTCATCGAGGGCCGCGTGCGGTTGGCGAGCAGGATCACGAACCGCGCGTCCACCCGCTGCTCTTTGTTCATCTCCGGCGACACACCCCAGCGGTCGTAGGGATGCACGACGAACTCCCTGATCCGCCCCGATTCGTCGTACACGATCCCGTCGAGCGTGTCGGTCGTGTTGCCGATCGTTGCGATCTGATCGGACTCCACCGTTTGCAGCGTCCGCTGGTTCGTCTTGATCGTGCCCACGTCGCCATCGACCACCATCGACCGCAGCGTCAGCCGCTGCAAGTCGCCGCCATCAAGAACGCCGCGATGGTCCGCGCGGTCCATCCACGCGAGGAACCGCTCCGCGAGCGGGCGCGCCTCCCGGTGCTTCGGGAGCGGCCTCAACCCGCGACCGATCACCGCGTCCACGATGCGGTTGTGGAAGGCGTGCGCCGTCTCGGACAGCATGTCGATATTCCGCGACGTATCGCGCAGCGCCTCGCGGTCGAGGTCGAGAACGCGATCGCCGGACCCGACTTTCACGGCGTAGTTGCGGCGCAGCCGACCGCCACGGTTGAACGAACGCGAGAGAGCCGCGCTCATACTCTGCGCGATGTCCGCGCGCGCCTGCAACAGTTCGCGCTCCAGCGCGGCCTTCGTCTTGACGCCGCTCGGGGACGCCTTCCGTGTCGTTGTCTTTTTCTTCGCTGCCATCATTCAACCTCAGTTGGCGAACCAGAGAAACGGCGTCAGCCGCGCCGGTGACCGGCACGCGCTACACTGCGAGAGCGACCGCGACTGCGACACCGCGCCGCCGCACTTATTGACCGGCTCGCGCTCGACCGTCTCGTATTGCCGCGCCGCGCACTTCGGGCACACCCAATACCACGAAAACTCATCGGACGACAGCGCGACGCCGTGATCCAACCCCTCCTCCTCGATCGCGTGCAGGCACACGTTCGGCAGGTCTTTGAGTTTGGAGCCCACGGCACTACCCACCGGACCCGAAGTTGGCGATCGTCCGCACAACCCCACGGTTGCCAGAGCCCGTCAGCGCCTCAAGTTCGGCCAGTTTGTCCATGAGCCGCCCAAGGTAGTTCTCCAGCGACCCCAGGTTCCGGGAGTGCCCGTCGCTGGAAATCTCCGCGCTCATCTCGCTGCTGACCTCCTCGATGTGCAGCCGGAGCCGGGTCAGTTGCGCCGCGTCGCTCCCCTGAGAGAGCCAGTCGTTGTAGGTCCAGGCCATCGGTCAACCTCCTGGCGTGAGCCCCCCGGCGGCGAACCCGCCCGGCGTGAGCCCGCCAGAGTGTACCCGCTTCGGCGCCGCGTTGGCGTTCAGCGTCCGCAACCCGATGTGATCGGCGAACGCCAGCGCCTGAACCGTGCAGTCCCACCAGTGGTTGTCCTTGCGCCCCGGCCTCAGTTCCCACAGCGTCCTGAACTTCCCGCCGGGCAGCGTCTTGCGGACCCGCTGCTCCGCCGCGAGTTGCCGGGAATACTCGCGCCCCACGTCCTTCGGCCACCGCCACGCCCCCCACGCCGGCGGCTGGCGGTGCATCCGCGACCACGCCTGATCCCGCCAGTGGTTCGAGTTGACGATCAGCACCGGTACAGACGTGTCCATGAGGAACTTCGACGGGTCCGAGTTCGTCACCTGCCACGGCTGCGCGATCTGGCCCGAGCCCTTCGCGGGCAGCACCCGCCCCTTGTGCCGACCGGCGAACCGATAGACCTCGCCCGTCCTCGCCCCCGAGTCGATGATCCAGTAGTTGACACCCACCGCCTGCCCGTTCTCGGTCGATGTGAGCCGCCGGTCGATGATCCGGTCCATCAGCGCCCAGTTATCGCGCCCCAGCGCCGCCAGCGTCTCCGCGTCGCCCTCGGCCTTCGCGTCGCGGGCGATGACCTCGGGGCACGTCTCCACCCCGTAGTCGATCAGCCAGTGCGCCTCGGCCTCGCCCCAACCGTCGATCTGCCAGTAGCATACGTCATTCTGCACGTCGATCGAGCCGGTCAGCACGACCACGCCAGGCGGCACGTCGCCGAGTTTGTACGGCGTCTCCCCGCCCTCGATCGCCTCCTGCGAGAGCCGGATCACCACGTCGTTTTCCGCACGCTCCCCGACCTCGCGCCACGGCTCGCCCAGGTCGCCGTTGACGAACGCCCGGTCCACCATGCCCCGGCGCTGCACGAACCGCGACGCCACGTCCCCGAACGTCAGGAACGGGCTGTAGAGTTTCGAGAGTTGGTAGCCTCTGATCCGGCTCGTGACGGGCTCGCCGGTCACGATGCCGTCCGGTGTGATCTCCTGCCCCTGCCTGACCCACACCCCGGCGGCGAGCATCCGGTGCTTGTGGTGCGACTCGATCCGCCCGTCGCACGCCTCGCACGAGTACCACGCCGTCTTCCGCACCTGATCCACCAGCGCCGCGTGGTCCGCGTCGTCCAAGTCCTCGCCGACGCCGCCGGTCCACCGGACGCCGCCCGCGCCATCCGCGTAGAAGTGGAGCCACTGGAACGCCCCGCAGTGCGGGCACGGCACGAAGTACCGCCCCTGATCGCTCCGCAGGTACTCCGAGTGAATCCCGATCCCCTCCTCGGTCGGCGTCGAGGCCAGCACCAGTTTCGGGAAATCGAACGCATCGAGCCGCTGTCGCAGCAGTTCCAGCGCCCCGCCCTCGTGCCCGCCCCGCCCCTTGAGTTGCTGCGGCCACTTGTCGAGTTCGTCGCCGAACGCCCGCCCGATCGGCCTCGACGCCAGACCGGACGCCGAGTTGGCGCCCATCAGTTGCATCGTGCAAGAGTCAAACGCGATGTGCATCGCCTGCGTGTCGCGCGGCGACGACCCCATATGCTCGGCGATCGCGGGCGTCTCCCGGAACCCCGGCGTCAGGCGTTCCTTGTTGATGCTCATCGCCAGATCCTTCGTCGGCAGCACCAGCATCATCGGCAGCGGGTCGCAGCAAACCGTGTAGCCCAGGAGGGTTATCAACATCTCGGTCTTGCCGATCTGGCTCCCGGTCATCAGCACGATCTGGCCGACGCTCGGGTCGGTGTAGTCCCGCATCGGCTCGCGCAGGTACGGGACCATCGACGTGCGCCACTTGCCCGGGCGCGGCGAGCCCTTGACCGGCAGCACCCGATTCTCATCCGCCCACTCGTCAACCTCGGGGCGGTCGTCGTCTTTCCACGATGACCGGAACACCGACCGGACCAGCCGATCTGGGTCGGCAAACGCGGGCGCCCTACTCATCCTCAGGCCCCCCCAGGTTGCCCGCCTTGAGGCGGTGGACCACCGGGGCGATCGCGTCACGGATGATCCGCTCGATCTCGATCGACGCCTCGGCGGGCAGTTCCAGTTCGGCCACGATCTGCGGCGCCGCCGTCTTGGGCACCGCCCGGAGGGACGCGCTCGCCGTCGTCACCGCCCGCGTATAGACCTTGCGGACCTCGGACGCGACCAACAGCCGACCCTCTTTTTCGGCGATCTCCAGGTCCAGCAGTTTCGCCTTGCGGATCAGCAGGGCGGTCTGCGCATCGCTCCGCGACGTGCCGCCCTTCGGGGCGGTCGATGACCGACCAACCACGCTCCCCTTCGGCCTCCCCGCGCCGGGACGCGTCCCGCCATTCCCGCCCGCCCGACCACCGCCCCACGCCCGGTACGCCTCAACCGTTTCCTCGATGTTGAACCGGAGCGGCTGGCCCGGCTTGTTC